TCTTATTTGCATATAACTTATTTTACCAAACTTTTCATTTTTTGATACAATTCCTTTATAAAACAAAATCAATTCTCTTATACCTATTCTTTTATCTGATCTTATTCCCATTATATTAATCTTTTTTTATTTATAGTTAATGCTTTTGCCTCTATTAAAGCTATTTTGTAATCATTGGCTACTTTTCTTAATAATATTTCAGTATAATGTCTTTTATCAGTACCCATTTCTTGAGAAAAACCACCTCCCCATAGATAATCAATAGCATCTAAACATTCTTTTTTACTTACTTTGTTTATCATTATTTTTTCCTTTTTGTTTATTAATGTCATCAAATTGTGGATGAAGACTTTTAATTAAATAACTTAATTCTTCATCTGTCATTTCTTGCTCATCACAATGTTCGAGACAATTACTACATATATCTGTCAATTTAATAGGTGCATTACAACATGAACTCATTATTTTTCTCCTTCTGTTGACTCATTTATTGGAATTAGAAATTTTTTCATGTCTTTATATATTACATTGTATAGTTCCTCAATTCTATCAGTTCTAATCATTAATAAGTATAAAGACAATCTATTTGGCTTATATCCTGCATATAAACCTCTTTCTTCTTTAGGTTGTCCTTTTATGTCAACAAATTGTGATTTATTATTCATTTATTATTCCTTTTTTGTATTAGTTTAATTAGCCCCTAGAAACGCAAATGTTTCTGTAACCGTGTGTGTTTATAGTTGGCATACTTATCGTTATAAAGTTATTGCCCAGCATTTTTACAAAGTTATGACAGTTATTATAGCCAATTTTACCTTCTTTGTTCATCGGTGATTAAACTAAAATAAAGGAAGCAGTACAAAGTGTAGAGATGCGGAGTCTCTTAACTGAGGTAACAACATGAGAATGCACTGCTTCCATATTTATAATTAACCTATTCCAAAATGATCTAATATCCTGCTATGTAAATCAATATGTTTTTCTATTATCTTATTAGGTTGTGTACTTTTTAGAGCTTCTGTATTAGCATTGTATAATGACCATGCGTCTTTATTCATAAATTCTGCGTATGGTGGATTATTCCAATGTCTAATAGCTACTTGAGCTTGTCTAGATAACAACGTTTTATGACCTAATGCTTTTCCAATAAAAGAATAGGCATCATCATTAGTTATTTGTGTATTTTGTAGTTTCTCAGCATCTATTTCAATATTAAATAACTTGTTTTTGTTGTTGTAGATTGTTGTTACTAGTTTTTCTTTTAAATCATTAAATACATTTTTTGTGTGTTTTCTCATGTAGGTTACTTCACCAGTAAATGCCATGTTATCACAAACAAACAATGTTGCTCCTGAACAGAATCCAATAGACATACTTTTATCATGACTACTGCGTATTCCTACAGCATGTCCTATTTGATCTTGTTCGTCTCTTCTGTATTGCAGCAATGCAAACATTCGTTTGTCTTTTGCTGATACTGCTATTTTTTGATCTACAAATTCCATATCTAGTAAATCGTCACAGATTCTTCTTGTATTTAATAACAATTCACTAAACGATACTGGTTCATATGTATCTGTTTTTTCTGGTACAAATGATAAAGCAGGATCATCAAATCCTATTGGTCTACCGCCACAATGCATTAAGAATGTGTTATTCATTTTATTAATCCTCTTTTTTGTTAAACAATTCGTGACATTTTTCTACAATATCACACAAACTTCTTATTTCCTCATCAACTTTAGTAGTAACTACATGACTATATCTGTATGCATTTAATGCATCAGCAATTAATTGAGTTTCTGCTTGAGAGTCAAAAGCTAAAGCTGGTCTTTTATCTGGTGCTCGTAGATTTTTCATGTTTTTTTAAGTGTGTTTAATACAATACTTTTTACATCGTTTATCATGTCCCAATACAAAGCTGTTTTATCTACACGTTTCTTTTTGTATTCTTTTTGATTTATTTCTAATTGAGAACGAATTTTTAATAAACCAAGTCTTAATTCTGCTATGTTTTTTTCAAGAATTAACAATTTTTCATTTGATTCATAAGCGTAAGATTCAAGTTTATTATATTCGTTATAATCACTATCTTCATTTGAAATATCTTTCCAATTTGCAAATGTTTTATTCATGTTTATAATCCTTTTCTGTATCAGTTATTAAACTGATTGTGTTTTTAATTCTATTATTTTTTCTACCTATTTGTTTGTTTAATGTAACAAGTTCTTTTTTTACTAAGCTCATAATCTCTTTTAGTTCTTTTAGTTCTTTTAGTTTTTTAGCTATATGCATTTCTTCGTAAAAATTATTCATATTATATCCTATTTCTTTCCAAGGTTCACTCATGTTAATTCCTGTTTTTTTGTATTTTTCTTATTAAAGAACCAAAGCCATACCATTCCAACAAGTGGTATTGATCCAAGTATTAATATAATCCATGACAATTGTAGTAACACTGCAATTCCCTGAATTAACCATTCTGGTATGTCTAGAATAATCATTTTTCTTCCTTTGTGGTACTTGTTATTATAGCTTGTTCTACACCAACCTCACTCATAATTCGTACTATTTTAGCTAATTGTGCACCTGTTTGATTTTGTTTAGTTTGAATCGTTGCACCACTTACAAGTAGTTCAATGTTATATCTTTTTCTATCAATTACAAAATCAGTTGCATTTCTAGTTCCATGTGCTGCTAGTTTTACTATTTGATTTAAGGCTAATCCTAAGTAACTAGCACCTTTTGCAATAGCTGTAAATGTTCCTAATTTATTCATTTCTTATTCCTTTTTGTTTTTGATTTATCATATAAGTTATTATATGTAAAGTCATAATTATTTCCTAAGTATGTTGTAAGAAGATCTGTTGCTACTTTTTCTTTAATATTAAAATCTTCTTTTAAATATTTAATTACATCATTTATGTAATGTCCAATCTCTGGTTCAATTGCTTCATATAACTTATCAAATACATATTCTTCATCTGTCATCATTGTAATCCATCCTTTCTAATTCATTTTTTGTTAATAAATAATTTTCTTTTATTATTGCTTTAGCTTCGTTGCAATATTTTTCCTGTTTATGATTTAATTCTAATAAAGAATTAGTAGCTGAAGTAACCAATTCTTTTAGTTCATCTAGCTTATCATATATATTATCTAACTCTTGTGTTGTGTCAAATAAATATTGTCCGTTTCTATCAATTTCTATTATTTTATCTTCTAATTGTTTCATTTGGTTCTCCTTTTATTAATTTGTTTTGGTATTTATTACCTTCTGCATATGATTCAAAACAACATGGACAAGATTCTATGTCATGATATATTTCAACCATTTCTTCAGACCAAGGTAATTTAATTTTCTTAACAACCTCATTTGTTTCCAATTTTGCATTAGGATGTAATTCACATTGCATATTGTATATTCCTTTTTATTATAAATAAAGGAAGCAGTCTAAATATAAAAGACTGCCACCTCATTGGTAATCTGTATATGAAATGAGACAAACTCATCATATAAATCATAAAGATCCTTACCAGTATACTTAACCAGAGTATAAATCGTTCTAATAGATATTATAACCCTTACAATGAACCATTAATGTAACAGTCTTGTATCTGTAAATCAAACTTTGTTTATTTATCATTAGTTATAATGTATTAAATTATTTCAGTAGTCAGAAGATAGTTCCGAGTTTTTAGTTTTTGTTCTTGCTTTAGGTTTTGTTTTTATCTCTTAATAAATAAGAGCGAAGCACCTTAGTAAAAAAGAAATACAAGGATTTCTCCTTGTACTCCTTTTATTAGATGTTAAGACACTAAGCCCGACCTAGCTATCATAAATCTTATAGAACCTTTATCTTTTGATAACACATCTAATGGTTCATTAGTTTCTTTATCAATAAATAGACTCATCCCTTTCGGTATTAGTTCTGTTTCTACAAATGTGTCCATTTCTTGTAATCCGTCTTCAGTAGTCTTTACCCAAAGATTATAAATCCATTCTGTAGTCTTATCTTCAGAGGCTTGAGATACACTAGCATTTTCATTGATATAAGCTTTACTATCGTTTGGATCTTGCTTTGATCTTCTGATCCATACATTACTATATCCTAACTCTGCACTTTCTACTGCTTTAGATCTCATTCCTATTAGTATTTGTTTTAGTGTTTTCATGTTATTTCCTTGTACTTTGGTTAAGTGGCATGATTGCCATAAATAAAGGAAGCATTTCTCCCCTTAATTTTTGTGTCAAGAGGCTAATCTATAGCAATACTTACCCTTGTAAATATTACAGTTTAACCTCTTGGTAGATGCATTCTATCCTAGTCCGTTCTTACCAGCTCTACTTGGTGGACTTTGGATTTAATTACTTCATGATATTATTCTCTTTAATTGTCATGCGTTATCTCCTTTGTTAGTAATAAACTTGGATCTTCTAGTTCATTTTCAAGTAATAGGCTTAAGGCTTTTCTGTATGCACGTAATTCTCCATATATATGTCCATATATCTGTCCATCGTCAGTATAGAAAGCACCTTGGTTTGATCGGTTGTTTTGCCATTCATATAATTCATGGTTTTTAGCATCTATTAGTTTTTCTAATTGGTAGATTGCTTTGGCTAAGATTTCCTTGTATAACATTGTTACTCTCCTTAATTATGTTTTAGGGTTAACTTTGCTGAATTTGCTTTTAAATGTCTTTGCTATATCTTGATTGGTATAGCGTACAAATTCTTGAGGTGTGCCTTTCTTTAGTTCTAGTGCGATAGACTTACCTGTGTTGATTACTTTACTCACTCCAATGGCAGTAGCTCCTAGTGCATACCAGCCAGTTAGTTTTAATGACTCTTTAATATCTTTCATGATTATTCCTTTGTTTATTTAAATATACCCAACTCCCCATTTTCAATTGAGTTAACACATTCGGTAGAGGAGCTGAGTATTGTTTATGCTTTTGGTTAATGTGTTAATAGAACTATAGTAAAAGAAATTCCAACGATAAATGATGTTGTTAGAAAACTCCATATTGATATAGTTATTAGTTTCTTTATGATGTTCATAACTCTCCTTAGTTAAGTAGTGATATGTATTACCATAGATAAAGGAAACATTTAGTAACACAGTCTTATGATGTTAAGTACATTGCATGGATGTATGGATTAGTAACCTTATGCGTGTGTATGTAGGTAGATGTATAGATGGTAAGAGGTAGAGACAATGAAGTCCTTAGGGTGAGCTCTGCGAACACATTAATTAGAACTAGTAATTTCAACTCAACCTAATACCAAAGGTCTAACCTGATTTCAAGGGGGGTACATGTAACATGTTTCAACTACTCACATTCTTATTTTAAAAATCAAAAGAGTACAAACGAAACTTATTTGAAATTAAAACGTTGTATAAGAGTACATAGCTACATTAATTTAAAGTGACAGATGAAAGATAAAGAACAAAAACACTATGAAGTCCTAAACGTCAATACTGGTGAATGGGAAGAAGAGAGCATGACTATCGATGAATACGATAAGATGCTTAATAAACAAGAGCAGAACTTAGAGGCTATAGAAGCTGAATATGAAATTGTATCTAAGATCATATCTCAACAATTAAATTTACTATCTTATTCAAAAGAGAGTATGGATTAATAATAATATATCTATATATAACCATATAGCTATACTACCATTTAGCTATATGGTAGTATAACTATACTAATGGAAATTAAAAGAAGAATTAAAGGAAAAACAAGTAACTATCCTATCCATCCAAAGGATGAAGCTGATATACAAAAGCTTTCTTATGTGTATTGGAAACAAGCAGAGGTAGGTGATTGGGCATTAACAGATGATGGCTTTGTTTCTGAGTGTTTTGGTCGTGCTAGTTATACAGATAAAGCTGGGCATGTAAAAACTTTTATAAAGTTAACGTGTGGTGTAGGTTGGGATACTGGTTTCTCTAAAATAAATTTTTTAATAAATCAGCAATATGGTGTATATAGTAAAACAAATCCAAAAAGGACATGGGATGAAGAAGAATCTGGCAAGACGAGGAGTAAGAATACTGTTAACGCTTACGCAAATATGCTACTCAGCAGCAATATGGTTAACTATAACACTCTTGGACAAATCTATAGACCTGACCAAAAGACTCCAGCAGCTACAGTTAGGAGATTTCTTAAACAAAAAATAACAAAACGTATGGTTGAAAAGAAAATAAAAGAACTATTAATTGATAAAGCTATTAGCAAAGAGTTTGCACTGGACAATATTGTTCGTGCATTAGCTATGGCAGAAGAAAAAGGCGATGTTAACAACTTTTTAAAAGCAAATGACTATCTTATGGATTTATTAGAGATGAAACCAAATAAACAAATGATTACAGACACAGTACAAGTAGATGTAACGAAGCAAATAGCAGATACAATAGCTACAGAAGAAAAGAAGCTAACATTGCAAAGGAAATCAGAAACAAATGAACCAGCAGAGTGATATAGAAAAAGAATACGAAGGTTTACACGAAGATTACCTTAAGCAGCAACAAATAGAAATAGCTGTTCAGGCATTACACGTGATAGCAGTAATGCAAGAAGGAGATCCATCATTTTTATCTAGTGTAGCAATTGATGCATTGAAAGAAATGGAAACCTCTGGTTACTACTACGATAGTTTTATAACAGACTACCTCTAGTTGTTTGAATACTGTGCCTTAAAGGATAGGATATGTCCTTTTGCAGGTAAGTATAAGGATCAAGTATTTTGTGGCGTTAAAACAGGCGTTTTAGAAGAAACTAAAGTTATAAATATGACTAGCTGTCCAAAGAAGCAAAAAAAACGAAAATAATTTATGGGAAAAAAAGATCAAGACTACATAAAAGAGAAATTGAGCAAGAACATGATTATGTTTGGAAAAGTAGTTATGGCTAATATGTTTTCTGCAGCTTCTCCTGCTTTTCATTACGAGATAGCAGAATCTTTAGTAGACAATTCTATAAAGCAAGTAAATATTATAGCTCCACGTGGGCATGCCAAGTCTTCTATAGTAGGAGGCGTATATCCCCTGTTTCATATAATGAATGATAAGGGAGCAAAGCTTATAGTACTTGTATCTAGAACACAAGATCACGCAATTAAGCTATTGGGTACAATTAAAGATACAATAGAGTATTCTGAAACATTTAGGCAGATATACGGATATTGGGGTCAACATTCAGCAAAACAATGGTCTAAGACAGAAATAGAATTAAAAGATGGATCTATGATTATTTGCAAGGGTACAGGTCAGCAGTTACGAGGTATTAAAGTGGGAAGCCAAAGACCTACTCTTATTATTGTAGATGACCCTGAAGATGAAAATAATACTAAAACAGCACAAGCAATGGAACAAAACTTACGATGGTTACTACAAAGTGCTGTTCCTTCCCTTGATCCACAAAAAGGAAAGATAATTGTAATTGGTACTCCGCAGCATCAACGATGTTTAGTAGAAATATTAAAACAAATGGAAGGCTGGGTTAATATGCATTTTAGTCCTAGTCTTGATAAAAAGATAGCGTTATGGGAAGAGTGGCAACCTATTGATAAGTTATTGCAAAAGAAAAGAGAGTTAGAGTCAATTGGTCGTTCTTCCGTTTTTTATAGGGAGTATATGTGCCAAATTGTAGGTGATGAAGACCAGTTGTTTCAACAGTCTTATATCCAGTATCATAACTATAAATTAAAAATGGATAGTTCGGATAATCACTATTTAAGCGATGGGGAAAAAGAAATCCCTGTCAATGTGTTCATGGGGGTTGATCCAGCTTCTTCGGTACGCAAAACAGCAGATTACTCTGTAATCATGCCAGTAGCAGTAGACGAAAATAACAACAGGTATATTCTCCAGTATTACCGCCAGAGAGCAACCCCTATGCAGCTTGCAGAAAGTATAATAGAGTATTTTAAAATCTTTAAGCCAGTTAAAGTAAGAGTGGAGAGTGTTGGCTATCAGGAGATGTTACGAGAATACTTAAAACAAAGGTGCGATGAAGAGAAGATTTTTATATCAGGTTTAGAGATAAAAGAAAATCCAAGAACTAGTAAGTCATCTAGATTAGAAACAATGCAACCATACTTTGCTCAAAAGAAAATGTACATGTTAAAAACAATGGAAGAAATGAAAGATGAGCTTTTATTATATCCACGTGGAAAACATGATGATTTATTAGATGGACTGTTTTATGCTATGAAAAAGTGTTACCCACCTCATCATACAGCAGTTGATAAAAAAAATAAAAGAAGTGTTGACTTTGTAGTTGAAGATGATATAAGTTGGAAAATAGCTTAGTATGGAACTTTTCATTAAAGTAATAGTTTAATTAACAAAAGTAGAGCTTTTTTCACCTTGCATAAAGACACCTCAAAACAAAAAGAAGTACAGCTAACTCAAGATTTGTTAAGCGAATATTCTTCGGCTAGACAAAACTGGGCAAAGCAAGCTGTTGAAGATAATGAGTTTAGGAACGGAAAGCAATGGACTGATGAACAAGTTTCAGCATTACGAAAAAGAGCTCAAGAGCCTTTAGTCGTTAATGTAATCCATAGTGCTGTTGAGCAAGCAAAAGCTATGTTAACAGCAAACAATCCTAAATTTCAATCAACAGCTAGAGAAAATAGTGATGCTAAAGTAGGCAGATTATTTTCTGATTTAATGGCTTATGTTTGGGATGGTTCTAGTGGTAACGTAGAGTTAAAGCAATCTATTGATGATTACTACGTAAAAGGAATGGGAGCTATGATGGCTTATATTGATCCTGATGCTGATTTTGGTGCAGGAGAAGTAAAGGTACAAGCAATCGATCCTTTAGAATTATTTATTGATCCAAGTAGTAAGGATCCATTTTGTAGAGATGCTGCTCATATAATTGTAGGAAAGATTGTATCAGAAACTCAGTTGATTTCTAATTATGCCGAATTTAAAGAATTAATAAAAGAAAGCTCTGAAACAAACTATTTAAATAGCGTTGCTGAGTCACGACATTCTTTACATAGTGAAGATGTTACGTTAAGAAGACGACAAACAGGATCTTCTATTACAGGAGAAAGAGAGTTAGAACTTTTTGAACGTTATACAAAAGTAAAGAATCCTTATTTTAAAATATATGATCCTATTAGTAACGATGAAAAAGTTTTAAATGAAGTAGAGTATGAAGAATACAAAAAAGAACCAGTTGTTATGGTATCTAGTCTTGAAGGAGAAAAGTTTCATACAGACAAGCAAAATGTCACTACTTACACTCAAATTATACAAGAATTAGGATCTTCTAAGTTCCATTTAATGATAGATCCTCAAACAGGGCAAAATGTTCCTATGGCTGGAGAAGAGCATGCTGGCTCTATTCCAAACTCTACTACATCAATAGACCTCCTTACTAAAGGTGATCTTATTGAAGGTAAAGAGATTATGGTAAATGAAATAGAAGTAAATAACATACAACAGTGTGTTAGTGTTGGTGATCATCAATTATATATGGTTGATTTACCTATAGAAGAATACCCTATTGTACCTTTTATGAATGGCTTTAATCGTAATCCTTATCCTAATAGTGATGTTAGGTTGGTTAAAAGTTTACAAGAGTATGTAAATAAAATACGTTCTTTAATTGTAGCACACGCTTCTAGTTCTACTAATGTAAAATTGTTAATTCCTCGTGGTAGTATGAATAAAGCTAATTTAGAAAGCGAATGGGGAAAGGCAGGAACAGCAGTTATAGAGTTTGATCCAGAATTAGGACAACCAATTGTAGCCGCTCCTGTACCTTTACCAAATGAGTTATACAAAAACGAAGCTGATGCTCGTGCAGACATTGAAAGAATTCTTGGTATCTATGCACTAATGCAAGGAGATCAAGGGGGAGCACCACAAACTTATAAAGGTACTATTGCTCTAGACGAGTATGGTCAACGAAGAATAAAATCAAAGCGTGACGACATTGAAGAATGTTTAAACCAATTAGCTAAAGTAGTTGTTAGCCTTATTCAATACGTATATACTGATCAAAAAGTATTTAGACTTATGCAACCTAATAATCGCCCTATCGAAATTCAGATTAATCATCCTTTATATGATGACGTAGGAAATCTGATGGGAAAAGTAAACGATATAACAGTAGGTAAATATGATGTTGTTGTATTATCAGGATCTACTCTTCCTTCTAATCGATGGGCAAGATTTGAATACTATATGCAGTTATACTCTGCAGGGTTAATTGATCAGATTGAAGTTCTTAAACAAACTGATGTTGCTGATATGGAGGGTGTATTAGAAAGAGTAGGGCAAATGCAAAAAATGCAACAACAGGTTCAGTCACAATCTGAACAGATTAAAAACTTAAAAGGTGATTTACAAACAGCACAACGTGAATCGTTACATGATAGAAAGCGTGTAGAAGTTAAAGAATTTGAAAAGAAGCTTGCAAAAGCAGAAGCAAAAGTAGAAATGGCAGCTAAACTATATCAAACACGATTAACAGATGACCTTAAACTAGCTAAAGAAGATATAGCAGAGTTTGATCAACGTAGAAATACAACAAGAGAAATGAATCAAGAAATGTTAAGGCTGGAGGAATAATGAGTTTTTTAGATGAAATGAGAATGGTTGCAAACGAACTACAAGATCCTAGGATGCAATCTAATATCAAAGGAATCTTAACTGGTAAATCTCGTGAAGAAAGAATTGATAATCACAAAAATTTAGATAAAAGCAAATCTAAAGATGTGTATTATGAAAAAAGATTAAAAGATCATGAAATATTATGGTCTACGTTTGTAGGAAAACCTGAAGGTAATGATTATAAAAATTTCCTTAATGCTAGTATAAATGAAAAAGCACAAATATTAAAAAATGCAGCAGATGATACAGATGATACTCTGTGGAGATCTAAAGAATGGATGAGAATATCAGGCGATCCTAAAGCAGAAGAAGATTATATACCTAGTGCTTTAGAGTACGATAATCCCTTCACAAGAGATTTACCAAATGGCAATACAATGATGCCAGAAGATTTTAGATAATGGTTTACGGAAAAATATTAAAACAAGTTTTAGATAAAGGAAAAAGCATTGGTTCTAAATACAAAGATGAATTATTAGCAGGTGGTGCAGGTATTGGAGGAACAGCATTTTTAATGGATCAATTAATATATGATCCAATAAATCCAAAAAACCACTTACAAAAATTTGATGAATTTTATGGAGAATTTAGAAAATGGGAAAATGAACCTTGGGATCCAGACAGTGATCCTGAATATGTCAATAAAACAATGCAAAGATTACATAGAGAACTAACTAATGAATTAGATACAATGTTAGTTCCTCGATCTGCGGCAAATGAAAAAGCAACAGATTATGTTCTTTCTTTTTTACAAATGGCACAGGAAAAAAAAGGTGCTCCTACAATGGCTAGCATAAAAGATGAAAGGGTTATTTATGATAATAATCCATATACTAAAGATTTACCATCTGGTAATCAAATGATGCCAGAGGATTTTAGATAAAGGAGAAAATAAAATGAGTTACGCTAATATATTACAACAAGCACTAAAAGGAGCTAAAAACTTAGGGCAAGCTGGTAAAAATTATGGATCAATTGGTATGGGAAGAGCTCTTGATAAAGCTGCTGATCATCCTATTGTTGCAGGAGGTGGAGCAGCAGCTATTGGAGCACTTGGTTTGGGGAAAGGACTTGATACAGTTTTAGATAGAAATAATGGATTTGAAAATACTCTAGAGTTTAAAAAAAAGCAAATAGAGTCTACTTACAATTACGAGTTTACAGAAAGAAATAATGAAAACAATTTATCATACATGCCAGAAATGTATATTAAAGATAATCGTCTTGTAGTAAAATTAAATGATGAAGCAGAAAAACATGCTAATTACATAAATATGTACGCAGCTCAATCTGCTTATGGTCAAGATAATAGAGATATTGTTTATGAAATTGATGGTAAAAAACATGCATATGATTTTAGTGTTTTTGGTGGAACTAAATTTACTCCTTTAGAAGGAATGGAAAGTAATCCTTTTACTAAAGATCTTCCACAAAGTAATACAATGATGCCAGAAGATTTTAGATAATGGGAAATCCAAATAAATATATAGATGATAGGTTTCAAAACTATTCAGATAAAAAAGGTTCTAGTTATTTTAATTTTAATAATGCTGGAGTGTATGGAAATAAATCTATGATTATGGACATGTTGCCAGAGGCTTTAAGTAATAGCCTAAGATCATTTGCATTTAAAAATTCACCAGATAGTTTTAGAAATCCAGATGCCTATACAATGCCTCCTAATTATGGTTTACCTAGAAATAAAAAAACAAATTGGCCAGAAAGATTATTAAGAGATGACAGATTTCCAGAAGATATAAATGATTATTATGTATCTAAAAATTTACCAGTTCCAAGAAATATACCAAAATATTTTATGGACAATGATGAAAACAAAAGAACATACATAGCAGCTCTTGAAGCAAAAAGAGCACCTAGCCTACTAGATCATATATATGGTTTATTTGAATAAAAAATTGAAGAAAGCGGTTGCTGGAAATATCCAAATCGCAAAGGAAATGTAATGGAGAATATCTTAGAAATGCGTAATGCTGATCAACCACAAATAGAAAACACTAGTGTGCCTAATGAGCAACCTAGTATTTTAATGGGGGAAGCTCCTGCAGTTAATGCAGGAATGGAAGAAACAATTACGCCACAAGCAGTACCAGAGACTAACCCCGATGAAACAACTCGTTTTGAATATTGGCAATCACAAGCTGATAAAGCCAAGGGTGAATTAAGTACAATTCGTAATGAATTGGATTACTATAAAAATAGTTTAGCTCCAGTTGAGCAAATGATTAGAAGTAATCCTGAAGTTCTTAACAAATTAGAAAATTCATCCTCCAATGGACAACCTCAAGGATACCCTCAAGGATTTCAAGAGACTTCAGTGAAGGAGCCATCAGCACCTGAACGACCACTTTCGTACAATGAGGTTGATGCTTTAAATGATCCAGATTCGGATTCATTTAGACATCGATTGGCTAAAGAGAAATATCGTGATGATTACATGGGATTCTTACAAAAGAAAGACAAAGTAAGAGATAAGGAAATAAAGTCACAGTATGAAGCTCAGATGCAACAGCAACAAACTCAAATGATGCAGTCACAGGCTCATAGCCATGCTGTTAATTCATATGGATACGATGCAAATAAAGCAAATGACTTTGTACAATGGGCACAAAACCCAGATAATCTAACGATGGATAACTTGGCTAAGTTGTTTGAATTAAGAACTAGTGCTAATCCAGTAGTGCAACAAAAAACACAAGAAATGCAAAATCAAGCACAACGTTTAGCTATTCCTAGGACTGCAACTGTGCAGACAGGAAGACCTGAACCAACACGCACTGATGAGCAAAAGTTTAGCGATGCCTTCTTTGGAAAGTAATAGTTGTAAAGTAAACTAAAAACGCTCTAAAAAAGAGCAAAAATGGAGTTATAAAATGGCTACAGAAAAGCTACTAACAGCTTCTGGTGTACTTTATACGGATAGACGTAATTTTTACGTAGATCCGCAGGTCACTAAGGAGCTATGGACAGACGTTGCACCCTTTACTACTTTAATTAGTAATCAAGAAATGCGTAAAGTTCCAGATCCAGTTTTTAAGATGTTTGAACATCGTAATCCTTGGGTAAAACAAGAGTTTAGAAACAACGCAGAAACAGTTACTCTAGCAGTAGATGGTACTGAAAGTGCAGCTCTTAACGTTGATGGTATAGTAGGGATAAGCTCTATTTGCGATAGCAGTTGGATAGGTTTAGTAGTAGAAATATGGGATACTACAAAAACAATTAAAAGAGCTACAGCTATTGTATCTGCTATTGAAGACGCAGACGAAATCAAAGTAAAAGTTATAAGCACAGCTACTGGTAATGACTACGCACTTGTTGCGGAAGATTACTACATGGTAATTGGTAATGCACAAGGTGAAGGTGGATCTGCTCCAGAAGCATGGTCTGATGAACTAAGTGTTGTTTACAACTCTACTCAGATTTTTAAAACACCTTTACAAGTTACTGGTACTTTAGAAGCAGCAGTATTAAGAGGTGAGTCTTCTGAGTTAGCTAGACTTCGTAGAATGAAAGCTCAAGAACATAAGATGCAAAAAGAAAAAGCATTTTTGTTTGGTCAAAGAGTTGGTGGAACTGGATTAGCTGAAGCTTCATACGCTGGTGGAAACAGAGCTGCTAACATTGATGAGACTTTTGCTGATGGTGGAAGATCTGATGCAAATGGTAACTTAATAAGAACTACTTATGGAGTTATTTCAGCACTAGAATACTATGGTGAATCAACAGCTACACAAGATTCTCAAAATGTATTTACTGTAGATTCAACTTATAGCTATGGTAGTTTCGTTGATGACATGGAAAAGGTATTCCAGTATGTACCAGAAGCAGGTGTAAAACGTGCTTTTTGTGGTTCTGGTGCTTTGGGTTATTGGTCTA